TCTCTTTAGATTAATTTATTTTTCTAAATAAAAATATTAGTATTGAAGAACACAATTGTCAAATCGAAGTGTAAGTTGAATCTCTGTAGGTTCATCTCCATCGTAAGAAAGATCACCAAAGTTAGCACTTGTTAAAAATGCACCTTTAATGTCCCATAATTCAACAACAGTTCCTATCGGATCAAGCATCTTAAGCTGGCAGTCTCTTTTATAAAAGTCTGCATATCCTGCGCGACCACTTACAGACTCAAAATGTGTCCGAACCCATTCCATAACTTGTTGTGAACCTGATGGTGCAATTGGGTCATGTAATGTTACAGACATTGTCTCGAAAGTTGTCTTACCAGCAAGATAACGTGTACTGTTGATAAAGGGTATTGTTGTTTCGTTTGTTGAATATGAAGGTCTTGCAGCAGACTTCATTAGAAAAGCATCGATACCCTCAATAGCAAAGACCCAACGATTTTTTCTCTTTGGTTCAAACTTATTAGGTATCATCTCCGTTACTGATAGTGTCTCAGCCATTTTTTAAACTCCTGAATTATTTATTTATATATATCACTGAACTTGTTATTGTATGTTATTTGCTACTACAAAGTCTAAAGAAATAAACTCAATACTCTTTGTAGGTTGCAAGTAAATCTTACCACGAATTGTATTGTTTTCAATATCATTTTGCGTAGTAGTTGTTGTATCAATCTGCACTTTATATCTTTCAACACCTCTTCTTTGTTGCACGTTTGCCATAATTGGTTCAACTAAAGAAGAAAATTTCGAAAGTGTAGAAGCTCTATTTGGCTCAAATAAAAGTTGCTCTCCAACTTTCTTTACTTTTCGACGAACGTCGATCAATAAACGTCTTACATTGATTCTATCTAAAGCAGATGCATCTTGCAATAAAGTTTTTTGGCCAAAAGCGTAAACCTCATTACTACGTCCTGCTGGAACGTAAATTGGATTAATATCCATGTCATACAAATCATCAAGAACGTCTCTGTTCATTTGTACTTGAGAATCAAATGCATTTAATCGGCCTCTAGTTAAACCAGCAGGAGCAAACCAAGGATCTGCAATTGAATCATTTCGACTCATTACTCCCATCATGCCTACTGTTGGTGGTACTAAAACTGGTGCGTTATCTGAAGGTCTTCTCATTAAAACGTCAGGAAAATATGCAGCACCAAAAGATGAATCTACAGTACGATCTTCAAATCTTTTTATTGTCTTAGAAACACTTGGCTTACCATATAAATCTTCAATAAATTTATTGTCAGAACCTTTTTGTTCAATATCCATTATAAACAAAGCATCAAATCTATCTTCGCAAGCTTCTAAAGCATAATCTGTAATTTGATTGACTCTTTGTCCAGGAATTGAAAGTAATTGGAATTCTACTGAAGATTTGTCTTTTAGTACATCTACTGCACCTTTATAAGCAGAAATTGTAGGTCCAGAAAACTTCTGTGATGCAGTTTCATCATTGCCTTCACGCATAGAAGCTGTTCCTGATAGTGATGCTTTTTCTTTGTCAAAAATATTAACGCCGTCAAATCCACCTTGGAAAAGGCATCTAAACTTTAAATATTTTGAATTTTTACCAGTTGCGTCTTTAGAAATTCTTACAAATCTATCAGAACTATGAGGATCAAAACTAGGATTTCTCTTATACAAAGCACCATCCCAAGAAGTAATTTCATCACTAGTTAAATTTGCTGTAGGTATTAAAACTTTCTCTAAAGTAAAGAAAGAATTTTGATTTGAATCTGCATCATCTGTCTCTATCCACGCTGGATTGTCGCCAAATGTTGGAAAAAACTTAGTCCATGAATAAATGGAATCATTAAAAGTCTTTTCAGATAATTCTTTATGACCTGTATCACTTGTTTCTTTGTTCTCACGAAGAGCAAACTTAACGCCCCAAGCCAAATCATCATCTGCACTCAGTTTGTCTTCTTTTCTATTTATACTTTTTACTAAATCTAAAGGTAAAACTTCTGATTTGTCTAAAACTGGAGCAGCTACTTGATTATTACTATTAGTAAAGATTTTATTTCCAGCAGCAACATTACTACTACCTTCCAAAAAGTTTCCTGTACTGCTTGTAAATAAGTGAGAATGTCCTTGGAAACCTGCAGGTAATAATCCAGGTTCTAGTATTCCTTGATCTAATTCAGGTGAAAGCTCAATTCTAACAAATTTATTTTTAACTTCGTATTTACCTTTTTGTTTTAAACGTTGCCCACCATCAAAGTCATAATATGTATACATATCACCAATGAGACGCCCAATAAAGTTTCTACTGTCAGGATTTAGATTTGCATTATTCCAAGAAATTAAAGTTTCTCCATTAATAGGATCTGAGTCAATTTTTTCTAAAGCTAAATCAAATGAACCATAGTCGTTTTCACCATTATAACCTAAATTTGAAATTAAAAGTCTATATTGTGAATTACTAATTTCTCCATCATCTAAAGCATGCAATTTAAATAACTTTTTAGCTCCACCTAAAGATGCAGTTGCAGGTCTCGGAGATGTATCATCGCCAACAGAAGTAAATTGTGAAACTATCCAAGGCGTTTTTGATGCTCTATATTTAGAAGAAAAATCTTCATAATTAGGTTTTCCTGCCTCTGATGTATTTCTACCACTAGCACCTTCACCTGCAACTAAAAATCCAATCATGTTTTGACAATTTGAAGCATTACCTTGGTTTAAGCTTAATAATGCGTCACCTTTTGTTAAGCCATCATTTGCTGGAATTGCGACTTCTTTATCAACGCTCCAATAAGCGTGAAGATAATGTCCTAATTCTTCTATCTTGGTTGGATCTGTGTTTAAAACTTTTGCAAAATATGAATCACTATCTGGATCAAACGAACAGTCCAAAACAGCAGGGTTCTCTATGTCTTTATAACCGTTAAGAATCAGCTTAAATGATTGTGTAGTTGAATCAACATCACCTATTGTGTACCCAACTAAATGTGCAGCTGTATTTCCAAAATCTATGCTATGTGACTCTTTTCTTGGGTTTGCTGTTGCTTCGTCTTCGTTAAAAAATTGAGTTAAATTTGTATTAGGGTTTAAAAGTGGTCTTACACCTTGTGGCGTCATTAAAACGCCTTGAATTACCGGTGCAGCTAAATGTGCTCCAGTAAAATATGCTTTTTCATTAAGTGCAGTTACGTCACCAGCACCAAGACTTATGTGTGCAGTATTACCTACTGTTTGTACTAGATATACTTCGTTACCTTCTTTTCTTGTTGAAGCCAACGTAAGTTTAGTAGACTTATCTCCTGCAGTACCATCTGCAACTGCAGAAAATATTTCTGTAAGTTTAACACTTAAATTGTTAAATTTAAAGTCTGAGTCATTATCTTTTGCAACTCCAGCATTAACACCTGTGCTAAATGCTTCTTGGAAATTATTATTAAGTGTAGCTGCGTCATTATCGTCTGATAAGATTTGAATTGTATTATCTGCAATCTGAGCAACGTCTGCTGCAAGTGCTGTTATTAATTCTATTATAATAATAACATCTTCAAATACTTTAACAGTAACTACATCATTAACAACTTCTTTTGGTAAAAATAACTGCAATGTATTGTTATTATTAAAAGCAGCATTAGCAAATTCTATGTCATCTAAAACAGCACTAGATGTTTCTTTTTGAACACCAGAATCGCAAAGAAAACGTGAATCTTCTTTGTCTTTCATAAAGCATCCTAAAAAGTGTGTTCTACCAATAGCTTTTGCTTCTGTTCTTTTATTATCAGTAATTTCTGCACTTTTATTTTTTCCTACTTTACCTAATCCAGAAGCTTGTTCTTGAACTAGTTCTTCACCAACAATAAAACCAGCATCATCAGTCTTTCCGCTAGATTTTGCTGCTGTACCGTCTCCTACACCTAAAACTCTAATGTATGAGCCAGCTTGAGCAGACTTCATCCATTCATTAAGAGCCAAAGGTCCATATAGATTAGAATTAGATTCTCTATCTTGTTCTAGCATGCTACCAAAAACTTCATTGAACTGCTGCATATTGGCAAATGTATGCGGGACAAAGGCTGGACCTTTTCTCGCAGGACCAACAACAGCAGCTGGAACGCCTTGTGGCGTTTGTTGAGGATTTCTCACTTGTGATAAGTCGATTTCTCTTAACGATACTCTCGCTGAGCCTTGTCCAGCCATATTATATTTACTCCTATTTAATTTCTTTTAATTTATTAATAACTATTCTTAAGATGGGAATTCCACACCGCTATTAGTAATAATGAAGTCCATTGCAATAAATTCAAC